TTTGACCGCCCATCCCGAATAGCATGACATGACGCTCGGGGGTGATCACAAACTGTCGGTTACCTGTCGGAGCGCCGGTAACTGCTGTCGCTAAAGTACCCGGCGTCGATGGCTTCCATCGGAGCAGCCGACCATCGTAGCTGGTCATAAATATCAGATCTTCGCCCCAATTGTTCAGCGACCACGCCAGCGAGAATTTGGTGAGGGTAGAAACCGTGCCGGGGGTGTCAATGCCGTAATTATCGTGACCGTAATTTAGCTCGCCGTAACCGGGAGCAGCGCTGGAAATAGGAGCCATTCCGCCCGTGGGCGTAATATCGGCAACGGTGCCACCCGATTCCACATAACAATGCTGTTCGCACAGATAAGCAGTCCAAGTAATGCCCGTCAGCGAAATCCAGCGGTGCATTTCGCGGATGCGAGAAGCAAATGGCGCACCGGTAAACAATACTTGTTCCCAGCCACCCACTGGTTTGAGCGTAGTTCCGTCATCCCAACGCACAAGGTTGGAATCGCGCCAGTTGCTGATCTTGGCGGCTCGCGACAGGAGGGTTGTTACCCCCGGAGGAAATTCTACCGGTATCATTTAACCCAACTTTATTTGAGCGTTAAGGACCATTGTAGGCTGGGCATTGGGGTGAGCACCACCCCCCGTATTATTTGACGAAGCCGAGCCCGAGCCGGTTCCAGTGCCGGTTCCGGAGCCGCTGAATGTGCCAGACACGCCGACGGTAGTATTCGGCCAACCAGCAGCCGGTTGTGCTCCGACACCGGAACCGGTACCGCCAATAACCGCACCCGTAGTGCCGGTAATAGAGCCGCTAACATTAACGCTGACACTAACGCTGCTTACAGTGACACCCGATGTAATTGATGGAATTTGTGTTGCCGCCAATGTATGAGTATCTGTGCCGCCAACGTTGCCAAGAACTCCACCATTGAACACATTAACCAATCGATTAGTGCCACCATCCAAATGGGCGAGTGTACGGCCCCGAAGATCAGGGAGTACAATGTTAGTGGCATCGCTGCCAAAATTACCCACAGGTATTCTAAGCGATAATCCAGGATTGTTTGCTCTTAATACTGATTGACCGTTACACAAAGCCCAACCAGTGTCTGCTGTCGAACCCGCTGTCCATTGAATAGTTCCAGGAGGAACACCAACATACTCAATAGTACCATCCGGCTTCTGAAATACAAGGCTGCCGTTCGCGTTCACGTAAACATTGGCATTTCCAGCAGCCGGTGTTGTTGGCGGCGATGCTTGAACAGGGAATCCTGCCTTCTGCATCGACACCGCGCCAGTTTGACGATTGATAACTAACGGATCGTCAATTCGTAGAGTATCGTTGCCGTATCGAGTAACGATAAGATGCCCAGCCGTGCTCGTCGGATTCCCATCACCCATCGTAATGGTCCATTGCGCAGTCTGCGCGACCATTTTAGAATCGATGATATCCAAGTCCACGTTGAGTTTATTGCCCCACGTATTATTAGACGCGGTGACTTCTGGCTTGGTCAACCCCAGTTTTGGGGTAATTGTGTCGGCCATTAACTAATCCTCCGCGAATAACGACGACACGTTGTTTTACGGAACAAGTTGCAGCTTAGGGGTAATCTTATCCATGTCATGCCACAACGCTGTTATTGTCGCATCGTCGAAGGCGTTCGCCTGAGCACGAATGGTGGTCACTCCACCAGCTTTATCCATGACGAACGCGCCATACTTCTGCATTGCAGTAAAGACCTTCTGCCCCAAAGGGGACAGACCAGATGGCATAGTTACATTCGGCGGAATGCCTAATCGCTGACCTTCCTGGAACAGACCGCTTGCGGTGCCGCCGTCGCCAGCGATGGCCTCTCCGACAAAGCCAGGCTTGACCAGAGGCATGTCCGGACACAACTGGAGCGCGTGATTGATGGCCCCGTCCGCGTCGATCTCTGCTTGGACAAGAAGACCAGCTAGTTGACTAGCTCCAACTGCGGTGATACCAGCTCCCAAAAATGGATTCTTCTGGCCCCAACCTGATTTAGTGGTGACGCTGGTCGCGCCGTAGGATTGACACGTCCCTGTTGTGTTGCTGGTGCGCTTGAACTGCCAGAAATTATGCACGGTGTCGCCGTCAATTACGACGACTTCGCCGTCAGTACCAGAAGCACCGGTAGCATTCACAGGCATCTTGATCTGTAAGGTTTGTGCTGGCCATCCCCAAGTGCTGGGAATTGGAACTGTCACAACAGGATCGGAACTTGAAGATATATAGACAGCCGGGGAATAGGCATCCCAAGAAACACTATAATTATACCCGGTAGAAACTGGCCAATTGACAGCAGTGTAAGTCGTGCCCGCAGGGATTGGCGTGTTAAATGAAGATGTCGCTGCGAATGGTACCTTCGATAGTGACCAAGCGCCGCCTCCACCGCCTATAGCATCATCCGGATCAGTCGCCGTTACCGTCAGCACTGTGGTCTGGTTCTCTTTAACGCTGATTGCCCCCGCAGAAGTAATCTGCGGGGGTGATCCTTCACTGACATCGGTGACCGTCACCGTCATCGGCTTAGTTGAGGATAGCCCCGTTGCGTCGGTGGCTTTAATGACCACTTCATAAACGTTATCCCTGTTGGCGTCACCGGGAGCTTCGAAGTCAGGCGCAACCTTGAAGGTCAGCACACCCGTTGTGGCGTTGATGTTGAACTTGGCGGCATCAGCGCCGCTGTCGATTGAATAGGTAATAGCCATGAGTTAATTCTCCTCTGGTGTGTCGACCAATTGCGGCATCGGATCAGCCTTGCCGTCATAATTTCTATCTGGTATGCCTTGACACATAAGCGACTCGGAAGCCCGCCTTCGCGTCAATCCACTCAAGACTTTTCCGTTGGCCTTGTTCCATTTGTGGAATTCTTTGGCGGCTCCGGTGTGATCGTTGGCGTTAACCTTCTTGAGGAGAGTTGATTTGCTAAGGTTTCCCTCTCCGCAATTGTAAGTGAAGGACACAAGCGCATCAAACTGACAGTGAGTGAGAGGCACTTTGACGAGCTTACGTACAGCTCGCTCGAAGCCTTCCATATCCTCAAGAAAGACTTGGTGACATTCCTCGCCCGACCATTTAGTAGTTGCATCAAACTTCCGCCCGTGATGATTGGTGTGACCCCAGCCAATGGTTAGCACATTTGCAGGGCATTTGTACGCTTTGTATTTTCCCTCGTGCGGCTGCAAGCATCCTTCAAAATGCTGGATGAGCTTCGCGCCAGCTTCTGTTAGTTTGAGATGTTCGTTCATGGGTTGATATTCAACCTCCGTGTCATCACATCTTTCATTCGTTCGAGGCTGTCCTTGTTGGCCTCAGTCAGCTTCTCCAGGGTGGTCAACCGTGTATTAATCTCTTGCAAGTGTGGGCTGCCCCTTGTCTCCAGCGTCGACACCCGTGCTTCCAAATTTACAAAATAAATCCCAGCGAGGAGAGCTTGACCGGCCAGAGCGATCACCAATCCCTGATTGCTTTTTAGCCAATTGGTCATCAAGGAACCTCGTAAATAACGCCGCAGTTTATTCGTGTTCCGTTACCCGTTGTAATAAGCGACGTATTATCATAGTAATTTACGCAAACTTGTGAAATACTAAAATTAGCTATATTAAGTAACTTACCAGATGTCACTACTTCTTTACCACCACCAAACATAATAGCACTATTATTATACGCAGATACCGGTAATGAGACTATTAGCAATCCTGAATTTCCTGCTCCAATATTACTAATAGCTATGTCAATAGTACACGTTATAATCTTACCATTCTGTTTATATCGACAAAGTGTACCAGTCGGGGCTGCTGTGATTGGTGTTCCCCCGACCGTGCTCATCGTGATCGTAGGTGTCCAAACAGTAAGCGCTGCGCTATCGCCAGAAGGTGCCCCAATATTTGTCCTAGCCTGCAATTGCTGCGGAGTAGTCAGTCCCTGCACAATGTCGTAACGCACCGCGCCAAACGCAGCTGAACCTTGCACTTGCCACGCTTGCCCGTCCCAAACGTAGCCTTGATAGACTTGGCCGACAGTGGGGGAGTTGGGGAAGTCGTAGGCCATTCTCAGAGCCTCGCGTTCGCGGCGATCCAGCCGCCAGTATTATTGAAACCGATAGCAGCCGCATTTCCAGCAACAAGTCCAATAGTCCCGCCAAAACTAGTTGTGCCAACATGCTTCAGCGAATTATCATTCAATGCTCCAGTGCCAAAAGAATTAAAGGCCCCCGAGTTAGCGGTATATGCTGCAATATGGTTGACGCTGGACATTGATCCTACGGGTATAGCTCGCATTTCGACCGGCAAATCCAACACCTTACCGAAAGCAGCCGTAGTGCTCCAAGCTTGCAAGTATCCAAACGAATTAGCTGCGCCGCTGACAGCGTTAAATCGATAATAATATCTTCGACACGCCGCCAGCTCGCTCGCATAATCCGGCACCATGAACGGCGGCGCGGCGCTGCCTTCGGTGAGGCTGACGTCGAACAGGTCGAAGGTGCCGCCGTTGGGGATGTTGGTGCCTGCCGCAGCCGCGATGAAACTTCCCGCTACCCACGC